ACGGATATCTATCTGCCCATTTCTTCAACGAAGACGCAGTCAAGTCGTTCTTGGGACTCCATTCTTCGATTGCAACGATCTCTTGGTGGCGGTAGCCATCCCACCACTTGTTCAAGGCTTTGGCGAAGTGCTTTGGATATAGTTCCCAAAGTAGCCGAGACTTCCCTGAACCGGAAGGGCCGACCCACCACTCGTGAAGAAGGTCGCCTTGGAGTGGGCGAGCTTCGGGTGCATACAAGGATTCCAGTCTTGGACCATGAATGAGGAACATCTGGGGGTCGCTTTCTCGAATCGAATCCATGTCTCCTCTTCTGGCGAGTTCAACTGCGTTGGTGTATCGAGCTGCATTACCCGCACCACCTCGCACTCGTGCTTCGGCTTGTTCGATTGGCATATCTCCATGTTCGTAGTAGTCACCTTCTTTCGTGCAGTACTTGTGGTTTTGCTTAGCCGAGCCGTTAGCCACGTCCAGCCTTGCACGAGGAAGCAGGCGCGAGACTGCCTTTCGCTGTCTGGCGTTGTGGAAGTAGACGTAGCCTTGGAGATGAGGGGTTCCCGTCTCTGGGGCGAGTTCTCTTCCGTAGACGATGTATCTGGCGAAGCTAGCCAATGTTCCTTGAATGTGTTGTTCATCGATCGTCGTGTAGTTGTTCAACGTGAAGCACCATGCACGGTATCTGCTTGTGTGGTCCATGGCAAAATGGATTGTGTTTTGGCTATAGCTCCTAGGTCTCGTGAGAGAAGCTGCACAGCAGCTCTTCTCTCACATTATTACCTAGGAGCTACTGTGCTGTGCTAAGTTGAAGTTAGGGAAGTATCTGAACTTATGTTCAGAGCTAACTGTACTTAGCTGCACTGTAGTTTCATTTCTGTATTTTCTCTAAATCGTACAGATGGTTTATCGACGTTCTCGAACTAATGTGCGGAAGCCCGTTAGGCGCCGTGCTCCAGTTCGCCGTCGACCTCGTCGTCCGGCTTATTCTTCGAATAAACGTCAAGGTCAAGGCCGGCGTAAGGCACCCTGCCGATGCCCCGGCGAATTGACCCCATCGGTTAAGTTTGCGCTTGCGCAATTGGATCCTTTTCATCCGGATGCCTTGGGCGCTAAGGTTCCGGATAGTAACACTATGCCTAGTATTGCAAATGCTGCTACTGATCAGGTTTCTTGTCCTGCACCTGGTACAGCTGGTTATATGACAGGCTTCGCCTTTCGTCCTTTTTATAACCAGGCAGTCATTACTGCAACACCTGTAGACGCCGCGACGGTGAATTGGGGTGTTGCTATTGCTACTAATTCTACGGATCGTCGAGATGTTGTTAGCATGCGTGCTGCTTTCGAAGCTATTAGACCAGTTGCCCATGCTGCTCGTCTTGTGAGTCCTTTGGCTCCTACAAGTGCGACTGGGTTTGTGCATATTGGTTTATCAGTTGAGAGTTATTATGCTAACTCTTCGACAACTTGGCAGTTTCCTACTACTGTCAATGAGATGACTGGTCTTGCGTTTTACAAGCGCGTGACTTTGGCGTCTCTAACGCAGTCACCTATTACTGCGATTAACAAGTGGATTGATGAGCGTGCTTTTCAATATGAAGATAGTAACCAGGCTGCCGTTTCTACTACGTCAGTGGCAGCTGAACCGGCTTCGCCGTTTGGCTGGTCATGGTGTTCTATCGTCGTTCTTGTTGAGGGTGCTCCGACGACTGGTTCTCCATTGTCGTGTGAGCATTTGTTGTTGACTGAGGCTTTACCAAAGAAAACTGGTGTTTTGATTGGTACGCAGGCTGCTCCGAATAGTCCGGGGACTATGTCATCGGTTTCTTCTATGAGTGGGCAACAAGAGTTTACTCATACTGAAGCTGGTCAAGAAGGTTATATCCAGCAAGGATTGAACGCGATTGCGCGTGGTGCAGAGTTACAAGGTCCGCAAGTTTTTCAAAATATTGCTGAACCACTGCTGACTCGTTTGGGTGGCGTCGCGATGCGATTCGCTGGCGCGTATGCTGCCCAGGCTATGAGTGGGCGAGGTGGTATTCCTGGTGTTAACAATACTCATGTGCGTTTGGAACTTACGTAGATGATAACAGCGGAGCAGCTGTTGCCGCTGCTATATCTCGTAGTCCTGCAATGCCGCGAGCGGCTACGCGCGCTTACAATGAGCGTGAATATCAACCTCGTGGGGCACCGCCTCTCGAAGCCGTGTATCGAGCTACTGAGCGTCGTCAGTCTCGTTCTCGTCATCATGAGGTGCAGAGTAGACGGTTTAACACCGTCGCTATGGATGCAGCTGGTTACCCCATTCCGGAGGATATGGAGGTAGATTGGTAGTGTGATTTAGGAAACATTTTTATATTAATAAAAACAGATGTGCGAAGCACAGATGGTTTTATCTGATTCTTATTCTTATTCTGATTCTGATTCTACTCACGATAAGACCCCCCCCCTTAGGAGGCGTCACGGTCGTAGACAAGTGTAAGCTGTATTAAAGTTCTATCTCTTCATCGTCGTCAGTAATCTCTTCTTCAGTGAGCTCGTCGTCAGCCGTGAGGTCGAGGAAGTTGATGCCATGGAGCATGTGGTGCGCGAAGTCCGCACGCACTAAGATGCGCTCCATTTCCGGACGGAACGCCTCGAGTTCTGGTATCTCGCGACGCATCGTTCCGAAGAGTTCGGCAGTTCTGTCGGTCACCTGGCCGAACATGATGCCTGCCTCGTGTTTCATCTGCACGAGGTTCGCTCCGCGGCGGTTGGCTGACGTGAGTTGTCGGTTGTCGACAAGGAGTTGGTGTATCTGGGATTGTTGATGCGCGAGCTGGGTCTGCATGACTTCTTTCTCAGCTTGCGTGTACTCGAGTTGGGCCTTGAAGTACATCATCATCTCGAAGATGGCGGTGTTGGAAGCAGTCTGGGGGAGAGCCATGTTGGTTACGCTTGAGGGTTACTTGGTAGATTGAGAAGTGAGTGGGTTACGTACACTCGCTTGAGATCGTCCTCCCCTTGTTAGAGGGGGACGTGTACACTGTTGGGTACATGGTTATACTCTATTGTATAGAGTATCCAAGTTATATTTAAAACACCTTGGTGTTTGTATGTATACGTATGTGGTCCACACAACGTATACATTTACTTCAACGTATACTTCAACATATAATTGTAACCAGGTTACGTAACCGTAACTGACTATCTCTATTGAGGTACCCCCCGCTTGGCGGGGGGCTCAGGAGGCCGCCGAGCGTAGCGAGTCGCCGCCGACGAGGGGGGTGCCTCCCCTCCATCCAAACATGTATCATCAATATCAAACATACACTGGATTAATAACATGGTGCCGTAGAGGCATCACATGTCTTCAAAGAGTCTATCTAGATCTAGATCTGGTAGCTCGCAATCTTCATCATCTCCCATTGTTTCCGAAATCACACTATCCATGATCGTGTCGATTGGAATACAGAAATCCGCGGCTCGGTATCTCGCGTGCTGCTCTTCTTTCGGGAAATACATTACCGTGAATCGCCGAAGGATCGGCTCGAGGTCTTCTTGGTTGAGGAAGCATTGTTGCGGCGTGTAATTGCTTAGCACAATGATCTTCTTTGGTCTCAACCCTTGGAGACATCCTCCCTTGATCTCTCCGGGGAACGGATATCTATCTGCCCATTTCTTCAACGAAGACGCAGTCAAGTCGTTCTTGGGACTCCATTCTTCGATTGCAACGATCTCTTGGTGGCGGTAGCCATCCCACCACTTGTTCAAGGCTTT